TTTACAAATGTCTGACCCTTCAAAATTCTTTGCTGATGAAGAAATTATGGCAAGCGAGCCGATGGAGGATGCTTGGGGAGACATTCTCAAGCGTGAAACAGAACGCACAATAGCAAGCCGAAGAAAACAAGAAGCACGCCAAATGTTTCGCCCTTCAACGGGTCAATTCAATCGCCCACCGGGTGGTATGTCACCCGAAGGTGCAACAATGAGGCGATTTAAATCCCATATGCGAGGAATCAAAGGTGGGAAGAAAACTGGTTTAATGCTTCCACACTTGGCTGTTGAAATGAGCCACAGGGGTATTGCTACAAAGCAACCAATGAGTAAAGACCCACAACGCTACCGACAATATCAAGCACAATCCGAAGCACGCAAAATTTTGGGTAATGTACGAACCACATTTTCACCGCACGCTCGTTATGCGGCACGCTCTAATGTTGCTGGCCCAACTGGGGCTGGCCGTCTTAGTGGCCTCCTTCCTTCTCAGCGTGGAATGATGCGCCAACCATCTCTACATCCTGTTCGTATTAGTCGCCCTCGTATGCCACGCATGTTTCCACCAACACCACCAACACCACCGATGATGCCTCAAATGCAATCAAGTGTACCAAGTGTTCCAGCAATGCCCGATTCTTCATCAATTATGATGAGTGAAGAACGATACCAAAGTGAAATTCTAAAAGCACGCAATGACCTCCGCCGTATTGAGTTACTTAATCTCATGCGACGACTTATTCAAGCAAAAGAGCGAGAAGCACGACTCAAAAAGGCTGGTTCACCATCAGCCTTTGAAGAAGGTGCTGTTCCTGCTCATCCAGCAGGTGTTAAACCAAGCGATGATGAAGAACCCGATGGCCCAACAGAAAATACTGAAACAGATGCCAAAACATTCGGTCTTGACCCTGCTGGTGCATTAATTTCACGCAGGGGGCATATGGGATGATTCGTATAGGTCGCCCTATCATTAAGGCATGGAGTCTTGTGGGGTATGGGCCTGCTGGCGCACAAGTATTTCGTAATCCCCCACCACAAGTTTTTCGCCCCGAACATGAACATGATATTCCTGCTTTCGCTCATGATGGAGTAGGAAATGTTCTTCCGGGTCAATGGGGTATAGGAGAACATGGTGATATGGTGTGGAATACAAATTATGGCGAATTCCGTCATGGTATTGATGCTGTAGCCAAACATCTTGGTGATTTTCTTCGTGCAAGAGGAATTAATGTTCCAGCAAAAGATGTAATTAATGAGGCTATAAATGAATTTAATGATACACATACAAATGGTGATGAACATGCTTTAACTCCATTTGAATCTCGTGAATGGCGTAAAATTCGTGGTAATGCATTACCACCGGGCGATGCTACACGAGATACTACAACTCGCCCATCTCGTACTCAAGGTGGTACAAAAATTACAATGCTTACAAATAAAAATCATGAAGAAACCCCAATGGGCCGTTTTCTTGAATCATATTATATTCCATTCAATAAACAACTTATGCATCAATTAACAGACATGGGAATACCGGAATCTGAAATTAAGCAGGCTCTTCCTTTTACGAAATATCCTTACATGTATGCTCATCTTACTGCCCCGCAAGGTTACATACGCTCTCATGCAAAACAACATGGAAGTGAAGTGGATGCAGGTATGATGGGTCAAGCACCCGAAGGATATTTTGGTGATACAGAAGCAGTTCACACATGGGAAGTAACACATCATCTTCCCGATATTTTCTTCTATCCTAATGTAAAAGAAAATTTACAAAAGAAAGGAAAAGCCGCTACTGGATTAGAAAAGTCTGCACATGCTATGATTGAACAGGCTTTACAACAAGGACTTGAACATATACCAAATATTGAGGCTACAGTAAATACTGGAACGCTTGCCTCTCCACAAATGATTACTCGGCCACTTCATGAAATTCTTCAAACTCCCGATTTGCGTAATGCGTTGATTAAAGATATGTCTAATGTACCCGCTATGATGTTTTTATTTGGTCGTAGCGGTCAAGGAGATTTCAAAAGATTATATGACCATATGATGACAAAATATGGTGCTGATGCTGAAATGCTTTCACCCGAAGAGCAAGCAAAATATCTCACGGCTGGTGAAAAAGGCGGCAAAGGAATGCATGAATCAGCCAAGCGTCTTTTTGCTCTTGCTCGTGCTTCAGGTGAAGGTAAAGAAGAAGGTCGTAGCCGATTTGGTGAACATCCAATTAGTGCTGATGAATTAAATGCAATAGGTATGCATCATAGTGACCAACTTATGAATCAAGTGGGTCGTTTTAGAGGAATTATTGAAGCATTGGCCGACCATCAAGCAAGTGCAAGAGGAAATGAAGTAAAACGAGGGCTTGGTGATGTTCCAACTACGGCTCGCCCTGCAATGACTATTGGTGGTTATCCACAAATGGATGCTGTAACAGGTCAATACAGCACTACACCACTTGACCCGCATATGGATGCATATATCCATGATATTCATGATTTTGCCCCAACACAGGCATTTGACCCTACACAAACATTGTCGCCCGTACAGCAGGTTTCTTCTCCTTCACCTGTTGCATCTCCGGCTGGTGGTTTGGCTACTTCCTTACCTCCAACACCAGCACCACCTGTACGGGCGACACCCACTTCTTATCCACATTCTCCGATACAACAGTTTCAACAAATACGACCACAAATTGGTCAATTTTCACCATCGGAATTTAGACAAATGCTTGAAATGGCTGGTCGGCGCAGACCTCAACCTATTACTGATGCACCCCTAACAGAAGTTGAACAACGAGCGCAACAATCTTTTGCAGACCCACGACAAACTATTCTTCCTCAATTTATCAAGTCAAAAAATTCAGTTATGGATGATGTCATGCGAATTATTAGAGGTGGCCGTCAATGAGTAAGAAAATATTAGTCAAAGCAGATGGTGGACTATTAGGTACATACAATGTACAGCAACAACGACCATCTTTTTTGCAGTTAGGTCGTAGAGCCTTCAAAGACCCCGATGCTACAACTCCACAACGACTTGGTGCGCTCGCTGGAATGGCAGGTAAAATAGGTGCGGCTGGTGTAGCGGGATTTCAAACAGCACATGGATTACAAGGAGGGAATCTTGCCGCACCATTACAAGGATTTCAAACATATGCGGGTCTTGACCCCACATTAGGACAACCAGTAGCAGTTACACCACAAGAACAATTGCAACAAATGACTGAACAACGCAGAAAACAAAGAATTCAAGAGGCAAATGAGGACTATTTACGCCAACAAGAAGCGGCAATGAACCGTGAGCGTAGTTTAAGAGCAAGACAAAATCAGCCACCGGGAGTACCTCTTCCAACTCAAGAACAGCAAGAGAGTATGAGAACATCAAGACCAGTTGAAGACCCTTCCCTTCCACCCGGAGTACAACCTTTACAAGCACCTATACAAGTAACTGGTATTCGGCCTATGCCTCAACCAACACAACCAACACAACCAACAGATACGGTTCAGCAAACCGCTCAAGTAGTTAGTGGATTACCAACTTTAGGGGAACAACCTATTCCTGCCTTAACACAACCTACACAACAACCTGCTCAATCCCAACAACCTGTTAATAGCACAAGCACACAAACCAGTCTTAAAGATTTTACAGGGCAACAACCTACTCAACAATACGATATAGTAAATAATCCATATAAGGGAATTCAATGGGGTTCTCAACAAGCAATGGAGGATGCAATGCGAAGAGATGGTTTAATCAAATCTTTTGCTATTCAAGTGCTTGACGAGTTTGGTGATATACTTTACAAAGCCGACCCACACATTGCTGGAATAGTCGCTATGCAAGTGTATATTGATAAAGTTATGAAGGAGTGATTTCATGACTGATATGGAAGAATTCATCCATGACATGGACAGAAAAATGTCTGCCAAGTCATTTGAATACTTCTTTAAAGAAATTCTTGGATTTGATTATTCTAATCACCATAAATCATGGGATGAAGGATTAGCCAACAATCGTTATTATTGTGTTAAGGCTTCTCGTGACCACGGCAAATCTGTTTTCTTTATGTCCTATGCCTTATGGATTGCGGCTTTTCAACCAAATACTCACATCATGATTTTTTCACATTCTCTTGAACAGACGCTTGAACACATGCGTTTTATTCGTGGTAATATAGAGAACACTCCATCTATACGGTATCTTATTCCCGAAGGAAGGCCGTGGAGAAAAACTTACTTTGAATTCAGCAATGGAAGCCGTATCATGGCAAAATCTGTTGGTGGTGGTACTCGTGGTTTCCACCCAAATGTTGTATTATGTGACGACATTTTGTGGGGTACAACTGGTACAGAATTACAGCGTGCCGCAGATTGGTTTTACGGTGTTTTGCTTCCTGTTCTTCACCACAGTGGTCGTATGATGATGGTAGGTACACCATTTAGTTACAATGACCTTTACTCTAAATTAGAACAAACTGAAACTTTTACTGTTGAAACATATCCAGCCATTGACAAAGAAGGAAATGCACTTTGGCCCGAAAGATGGAATGTAGAAGCATTAAATGAGCGGCGAATGACTATGCCTGCTATTCAGTTTTCTCGTGAGTATTTGTGTGAACCTATTCACGATGTAGCAAGTATGTTTCCACATACTATCTTGGAAAAGGCTCGCAATCCCGAACTTGTTTTACTTGACAGGGCAGAAATGGAGTATGATGATGAGGGAGAATCAATTGGTGTATTTGGGCAACACTTTATTGGTTGGGATACGGCTATTGCATCGGACAAAAACGCCGACTTCACAGCCATGACTGTTATGCGTATGTTACCAAATGAAAACATCAAACAAGTTGTTGGTATAGTACACGAAAAAGGTATGAGTGGTTTGGCTCAAAAGAATCAAATTATGATGCTTAACAATCGTTTTCAACCCGATTTAATTGAACTTGAAGGTAACAACTTTCAGCGTATGTTTGAGGCTGAACTTATAGAAATGCGTCAAGACATTCCAATCAAAACTTTCATGACGACTCGCACTCGTAAAGAGAGTTTATTCATGTCACTTCTCATGGCATTTGAACAGGGATTAATTCAAACTCCATATGGGGATAAGCGAAGTCAAGAATTTACTCATAAATTAGAAACTGAATTAAATCGGTTTGGGATGCAAAAGAATGGAAGATTAGAAAGCGTAGGTACGCACGATGACTTGGCTATGTCACTTGCTTTAGCAAATTGGGCTACAAAAGAATTCAAAGGTTCAGTTGTATTACTTGATGATGTTTTGCCCGGATTTGATGAATATCTTCGTGGTAAGCCTCATCGTAATCATGAAGATAGTTTTGCCGATGGTTGGATGATACCATGATTTTTCCTTTTGATGATTGGGGGTTTTGAAAATGTCTTGTGAGTGCGGTCATTGCTTTGGGATGAGTAATGCTTGGGATGCACTTGAAAAGAAACTATGCCCCGAAGGAAAAGCCGCCGCTAAAAAGAAATTCAAAGTTTATCCATCAGCCTATGCAAATGGTTGGGCAGTTCAATACTGTCAAGGGAAATTTAGGGGGAAAAAGAAATGATTGATTTTGATTATGTCATGGCATTTCTTAAATCCAAGCGTGATGCCCCTAATTATCGTGAGGCTACACCACAAGAAATGAAATCAAAAAAGAATTGTGGTACATGTAAAGCATGGGATGAAAAAACAGGTTATTGTAAATGGTATGATTTTACTTGCAAAGCAGACCACATATGTGATGCGTGGGTGAGGAAAAATGAGTGACCGTTGCACCTGTCATGATACTCTCGTCGTCAAAGATTTGCGACGATGGTTCAAAGAAAAGTGGGTGGATGTAAGCCGTACCAAAGATGGTAAGCATCCTCCGTGTGGTAGGTCAAAAGCCAATACATCAAGTAAAGGTTATCCAAAATGTCGGCCAAGTGTCCGTGTAAGTAGTAAAACTCCAAAGACCAGTGGAGAAATGTCCAGTGGTCAAAAGAAAGCCGCTACTCAACGCAAGCGAGCCAAAAAGCAAGGTGTGGGTGGCAAACCTACGGTGGTGAAAGCAATGAAAGATGAAAAAGAAATGAAAGGCAAAAAAGGCATGGTAATGGTGATAGCAATTACAGCCAAACCAAAAGGTAAGGATAAAGTTGGTGTTAAAAAAGCAGATGATACATACAAAATGGGTCGTTTAGAACAGTGTAATACCTGTGGCAAACTGTTTCCGAATTGGAACATGTTAAGCCAGCACCAAGAACAATTAGGCCATAATTGAGAAAAAGATTAAATGAGTGGTCAATAGAGTGGTCATTATGTGGGGGAGTATGTTCATTGGCGACGAGTATGATATACCGTTGAGTGTCGCTGATGAATTTTCTAATGATGTGTTGAAAAGTTTAGCCCAACATCCATATTTTCAACCACAACAAGTACCTCTCAATACTTTAAATATAGTCAAAAGTGACAAAGACGCAGTATCACGATTTGCAAAAAACGGTGATGGGTGGTTTGAAACTCAATATGGTACAGATGCAAATACAATTATTCGCATGTGTAGAAAAATGAGAAGGCACGATAAATTATTCAAATCCGAATATGATTCTATCATTAATGATATTCTTAAAGTAAAAGCGGCAGAAGTTGATGCTACGATTAAATCACTATCTTGGTCGGAAGGATTGGATGATGTTATACGCAATATTGGTTTGGATGACCGCTCTTTGAAATCTCTTCGTAAATTTGGTGAGGCTCGTAGTACGAGTTTGCAAAAAGCGTGTCACCAATATCTAAAAGCCATAACTGTTTTACAACATTTAAATGAAAAACTTGATTGGGATGTTGATGACCAAAAGAATTGGGTAGATGCAAACGAAATGAAAAAGGATGCTCAAAAGATGTGGAAAAATACACTACATCAAATTGATAGTCTTAACAAAACTGATGTAGCCGCTCTTGAATTTGCATCAAATATATTAAAATCCGAAGGTGCGTTAAGTAGTCGTGAAATTGTTCGTAGAGGATATGGTACACTTAATAATTCAATGACCGCCCAAAAAATGGGTGCTTTGCTTAAGATGTATGGTGAAGAAGTAGATGTATTCAAAGGAAGTCAGCGAGGTACATTTGTTAAACAAGGGCCAAACGGATTAATCATTAAAGATATTTGGGCATATACGGCAGGCTTTGTAGATGCTGATGGTAGTATATTTATTTCCGAGCGTGGCGACCCTCGTGTTACTATTGTAGCAAGTGGAGATAACGGAAAAGAACATTGTGAAGAACTTCAAAAGATGATTGGATGTGGGCGATTGGTGTCCGACCAAAAATTGGCGAAAAATACCATCAAACCAGTTCATCGGCTTATTTTCTCATCAAAAGATGATATTCGTGATATACTCAAAGGTATTATTCCACATTTAAAACTAAAATCACTACAGGCAAAGGCTGTTTTACATTACATAGATGAAAAAGATTCAATGCGTAAAAACGAACTATATCAATTGGTAACTTTCAATAATTGGAAAGACCATAAAAACAAAGCCACCTCTCTCTTGGACAAGTGGGGCGTTGATGTTGATACAGTAGGCGGATATGCGGAGGGATTGTGATGGCAGAAGAACAAGGAAGAATTACACGCTTTTTATCCGCATTAGGAAGTCCATTTCGCCGTAAGGAAACACCTACACCCACTATGCCATTATGGACAAGTGGTATTCAAGAACCTGTGATGGCTCAAGGAATTACTATTCCTGCATTGTACGCTGTGAGTAATGAATCACTTATCCTTCGTACAGTTCTTGCAAAACTCCGACAAGAAATGTTTCGTCGTGGTTATTACTGGGAAAAAAGATTCATTCGCAAGTGTACTGTTTGTGATGAAGAATTTCAATCCGAAGTAGATACATGTGACGAATGCGGTGGCACAACACGCAAACCCGATATTGATGAATTAACTTACGCTAAGTGGTTATTAAAACAAGAAAACAGTATGGAACAATCGTTTGTTCATGTACTTAATGAAATTGAAGGCGACCTAAATATTGTTGATGATGCGTTCCTTATACTGATAAAAGAATATTTTATTGACCCAAATTCAAAAGAAATTGCCTTTTATCGTGTAAAAGAAATAATGAGAGGCGACCCAATTTTTATGCGTATAGTAGCAGATAAGCGTGGAGTGCGTGGTGGTCGTTACAAAATATGTTTGATACATCGTGATGAAGCAAAAACTCACGCAGAAGATGATACTTGTGAAACTTGCGGTGCTGAATTGCAAGAAGTTCATTATATCAACATGGCAGGAAGTGGTAAGACACAATATTTTGTTGAAGGCGAAGTTCTTCATGTAAGCAAATATACACCATCAAAATTGTATGGCCGAAGTCCAGTCAATACTATGTGGCGACAAGCCATGACGCTCACTGCAATGGATAATTATATCTATACTGCATATCAAAAGCGACGAATGCCAAAGGGTATTGTATCAGTGACAACTGATAACTTAGAGTCTATGAAGTCATTTTGGAAGGCTGTAGATGAAAAGATGGAGCGTGACCCTCACTATGTTCCAAAGGTAGGAATTGAATCCGCTACAGGGCGAGGTGGCGTTAATTGGGTTAAGTTCATGGACACTCTTGAAGAAATGCAATATATCGCAGTTCGTGATGAAATTCGTAACCGAATTGCGGCATTTTATGGTGTTTCATCTGTCTTTATGGTAGATAGTGGAAAATCGGGTGGTCTTAATAATGAAGGTATGCAAATTCTTGTGACCAATCGTGCTGTAGAATACGGACAAAAAGTGTACACCGAAGTATTGTTTCCTCGTTTGCTTAAACAACTTAACATAAGTGATTGGAAATTAACACTATATCCAAATGAAGAAGAAGATGAAATTACTCGCCTACGCCGTGATGAACAAGAACTTAATGTTGCTCAACGCATGGCTCAACTTGGTTTTATGCCGGAACTTATAGAAGAATCTGCTAACCGTGATATTCGTTTTACCTACAAACGGCCAGCACCACAACCACAGCAAGGTGGCGCACCTCCACCCGGAGGTATGCCACCCGGAGGTATGCCACCCGGAGGTATGCCACCCGGAGGTATGCCACCCGGAGGTATGCCGCCAATGATGGGTGCTGGCCCTCAATTACCACCACAATTGGCGCAACAAATTATGCCACCCCCACAACCCGGTGGTCAAGGGGTAGGACTACGAAATCGTGGGCCAGCCGCACCCGAAAGGCGTACTACAATGGGAAGCGGTTCGCCTTTTTCTAATGTTCAACAAAGAGGGCCAGCCCCTACTCCACAGCAAACAGTTTCTAATGCGTTATTAGATGCGAGGCGACCTCGTGGACAGTAACGCTCTTAAATATGAATGATATAGCAAAGCATAGCAGGGATTAACATGGACTTGTTGAAAATGCACCCAATGGCACGAAAAATGGAACAGGCTAACAAAGCATTTCTTAGTGCTTTAGAGAGCGGCGATGGACAAATGGCTAAACAACACTTGTCCGAAGTACAGAAACTCAGTGATTTCCTTGCTGATGATTTACAAACTGAAATTACCAAGAGCGATGTTGGTTCACCAGTAGGCCCACGAGATATTTATGCTGGTGGAGTACCAGTTGTTAAGATGCAAACACCAGTTGATGCAAAAGTAGGAGAAGGACAACGATTGGGTTTTATGTCATCAAGTCAATTCGTATCTAACTACAAGCGAAGTGCTGGTTCATACGGGCGCAAAGTTTGAGGTGATTGAATGACAGAAATTTCAAATGCCGAACATTTAGTTGGTATTTTGATTAACAAAATGGAATCAATGGATAATAATCTTCTCCTTCTTAAAGCAGAAAATGATGCTTTAAAACAACTTATTAACAATCCACAACGCCTTCTTCGTAAAATGGGTCTTGTACCAGTTTCAACACCTTTGGTAGATGATTTGAGTCTTGACCCATTTCGTGCTGATTTAGAAATGGGAGGCTCTTCACTTTTGAAAGCACAAAATAATCTTAATTCAATGTCTAATGAGGATATTCACAGCATGACATGGGAAGAAATTCACGAAATGGCAAATCAAGCAAAAGGTGATTCACAATGAAACCACGACCAGTTGAGAATGGATATTTAGCAAAGGCAATTGAACTTGAACAACGACTTGATGCTCTTGAAAAAGCCAAGTGTGATTGTGGCAAAGCACCCTGTGAATGTAAGTCATGTCCTAAGTGTGGTTCTAAAATGAACAAGATGGGATGCATGAAAATGGGTTGCGGTGGTAAAATGGAAAAAGCCGAACCCGGTTTTACACCCGAAAAAACAAGTAACACAAATCCTCACTTCTTGGCTGAATCGGGTGGACAAACTCGTAACGCATATTTTACTACTAATGGTAAAACCATTGAGGCTGAGGATGTACCAAATAAGAAAACCACAAAAGAAGCAATTAATATGGACAAACTCTCATCTCGTTTGAATCCTCATATGGGAAGTGGAGTTGAGCGTGAAGATACTGCTGGTGGCTCTTCGGTAAAGAAGGCTAATCCACGAGCCGCTATGAGAGAAGGTGGCGGTACAATGTGTGGTACATGTGGCGGTACTGAGCGTACAGGTTGCCTCCTTCACAATGGAATGGACATTCACGCTTGCGAAAGTTTTCAACCGCTATGATAAGGCGGTGATTTAGTGAACGACCACTTCTATGTGTGTAGTAATGAACTACTCAAATCATTAGATGATGGTTTAGACCTTCGTACTGCGGCGGCTGAATATATTCTTGCATTTGAAAATCTTGAAGTTACACCAACTGAACCTATTTACAAGTCGTTAAAGGCGACAGCCGAATTAATCATTAAAGAAGAAGATGATGCTACACGATATGAAAGTGATTATCATTTACCCGAAGGTATGGGATATTTATTTGCATTACAACACACTCATGGTGAACCTACTAACCATGTTTGGAAAGATGGATTACAATCTCCTGTAGGTGGAAGAGCCATAAATCCATTTACTGGTGAAAAAGAAAAAGTGAATACTCGTCATGCTGTTTGGCCGTATTACCAACCAAGCAGTGGCGCACATCCATATCAAAGTCATCATTTTCCTTTTCATGAAGTAAATCATCCACTTCGCAGAATCAACAAAGTAACAAAGATGCCTCAATATGTTGAAATGTTGAAGAATCATGTACTTGGTGGACATTCTTTAGAAGAAAAAGAAATGGAAAAGAAATTTTTTGATACGCTTGGAAAGAAGCATCCTTTGATAAATGGATTTTTACATGATGGTAAAAAGATTCCAATTCTTGGTGATACAAGGCCATTTGGTACATTATTACATCATCAACACGATTTGTATGACCGTGATTATCGTCGTTGGAAAAAAGAAAATCCAAATCGTATTGAAGAATTATTAGCCGAAGGATTGTCAAACGAAGAAGCAAATCGTATAATGCGTGAAGAGCATTTTAATGACCGAGCAAATGATTGGGAAGCCCCCGAAGATAATGCATATGCTTTTGGTGAAAATACTATGTCAAACCATGCAAAAAGGCTTGGTCATCTTGGTTACATGCTTGGTCTTGAATGGTTTTCACCCGAAGAGCGTACTGCTATCATGAATCATATTGATGAAAAAGGACTTGATGGAGAAGAAAACATCATACTTCCAAATGGTGAACGCATTCCACCTGCTCGTTTGAAGTACAACGCATTGATGCGTATGACTCCCGAAATGAATTGGGCTATACGACCAATGACAATGGGTGGAAGAAATACTCATTATAATTTAGAAGATAACGATAAAGATTATCAAATCGGTGAATCCGATATGTTTCATCAAAGGTCATTAGGTCGTCTTTCACATGAACCATTAGCAGAATTTGATGACCAAAGTTTAGCATCAGTTATACTTGGTAAATTAAAAGATGTATATGGTGAAAGTAAAAAATTATCTGCATTACCAAGACTTAATATCCATAAAAACCCGATGGATGAATTAGATTATGAACAATTAAGAGATGCATCTAAATTACACAACAAAAGTAAAGCCAAAGGTATTGACCGATTTCGTATGACAAAGGATGACCTTATGTATTTAGCAGGGTATAATCCAAAAACTGGCGAATTAATGAGTGAACACCCACTGTACGGTAAGTTAGAAGAGCCAGTTATTTCTTCGGATATGATAGATTATATTGAAAACATTGCTAAATTACAAGGTTCTCTTCACAGTCAAGCAAAAGATATTCGTAATCACCGAGCATTCTTTTCATCAGCATTTGGCCCACATCCCGAAGAAATAAATTTTCCTTACTGGAAAATAAGCAAAGAAGGAAACTACAGTTATGGGCCGGGTAAATTTTGGAGTACACCATTTCAAGGCACAGGTGGTGCTGGTATCTCTTTGCCTACATACCATGAAATTCTTCATGCTACTCATGCGAATGATGAAGGAGTTTCACCATTCACTACATTACACAATGAAAATGAAAATTACATTCAACCAAGTGAGGATAACAAATCATTAGCCAATCATTTTATGCCATTGAAATCTCAAGAAATCGGTGAATTAAAAACACTTGAGGGAGGCTACAAACAATTTTCTCATCATAATAATGCCGCACTTTTACAAAATCTTCTTTCACCTGTTGGAACATCTAAGCCATATAAAACAAAAAAGGGTACAGTAATTGAGGCTACAACCGATAAGAACAATTACACTGAACATAAATCTTCTTTATCACCTCAATATGAATATAAAATTAGGCATATGAGTGCAGGAGACAGAAAAGAAAAATTCGGCTCTAATTTACAACCATTTTCATTTCCTCATACAGTCAATCCAACTTTAAACATAGGTGGTAAAACATCCTATGGTGCATCACCATCCGATACGAATATGCACAAAAATGCACAAATGGCTCATTTTGTTGAAACTCTTGGTGGTCGTATGAACCATCTTAATACACCTGCTGAAAAATCCATGATGAAAATTAATGATTTTCTAAGAGGTGATGAGGCATTTAGTGGTGGTCAAACCAAAGATGACTTTGTTGATTTTATGCGATGGGCTGACACTGGTTTAAGTTTCAATGCACTTAAGGGTCAAGTTTTGGATAATAAAAATTTGAATCACGCAGTAGCCGCTATTACTCAAGCATCAAAGATACTTGGTACGAAGAATCCACAAGCGATATTAGATTACCTCTACCAAGAAGAAGATAAAGATGATTTAAATCAAAGACTTAAGGCTCGTGAACTTGGAAATTTAAATCACGATAAATTAACCGAAGGTATCAATATTGTAATGGGTGATTTGAATGACCAAATCAAAGCAAGTAAAACAAAGCAAAAGACAAAAACTTCTACAGTAGCAGGGGAAAAAGATGCTGTATCACAAATCTTACAATTTGGAGGAAATATTCTTGCATCACAAGATGAAATTCAACTCTTAAATGAATTAGAAGAACTAAACCAAGAATTTGCTTTTGCAAAACCCGAAGAAAGAGAACAACTTATGGGTGAGATTCAACAAAAAGAAAATGAGTTAGGCAAAATCCAACAATCAATTGGAAGCAAATCAAAGAGTTCTAATTGGAAAATTGATGCAAGCCGTACAGAACAGTTATTCGGCGGTCATCGTAATACTGTTGCTGAGGTAGCAAGAGATATTATTTTGCCTAAATATCTTGAACATGACCCCGATGCTTTCAATCCTAATGACCCACAAAAGTTCATTGATAACAACGCACAATTATTCCGTGATGCACAACGATATATTCTTTCAGTACCTCATTCAGTACACGGTATTAAATCAATTAACTATGGTACTCAAACAACTCTTAAGCCCACACAAGAGGCTGTAGCAAATCCATTTCATGCTACGATTGCTCAACATTTAAGCAAAGATGGTAAAGTAATTGATGGAAACATGAGTGTAGATGAAGCACTCAAGATTTTAAACATAGAAAAAACTCCTGTAGCAAAAGAAAAAGCACGAGAATTGATTGAACTTTCACAAGAAATGAATACTCCATTGTTTGCATCTACTGTAAAAGACATTCTACAAAGTGGAAAAATTCCTAATATTGATGCTATTAATCTTAATCAATTTACTGAGGATTTATCTTCAAAACCCGAAGATGAACTTACAGAAGAAGATAAGTTCTATCGTGATGTACAAGATGTAGGCTATCATGAAGCAATAAAAAATGCTCAATATACTACAGACGATAAAGCATGGGCATCGCACCATTCACATGCTATCCCTCGTTATTTCAATATGAAACTAAATCCTCAACAATTTCAAAATTCAATGTTAAGTGCTGGTATTGGTATGGTTGATGGTGATATACATAATGCAAAAGGGTTTAGCAGTAAATCAAAAGCACGAAAAACAAACATGACAAAAAATTATCTTGATTCAATAGTTCATTTTGACCCAAGAGCATTAGAAGATGAATACGGAATTATGACTCCGGGTGAAGATATTGCTGAGTCTGCTGGTATGATGCAAACACCTGTTGGCTCACCTAATCCAAATAATGGAATGATTTTAGACAATTTTGATTCGGGTGCATGGCATCATGGGTATGAAGCAACACCTACGCTTGGTGCTGAATTTGATAGTGAAGGAAATATTCTTGTTGGAAGCAATGAAGATACTGGGCTTTATCATAGTGTACCGCTTGAATTATCAAGTATCGTGCATGGCAATGATACTGTGAATCAAGTTTGGAGTAACGCACCACCACCAACTTATCCCGACAATCCACATCAAAGTATGAATTATGAAACGGCTGAAACGGCCAGTGAAGTACCCTATACTGTAGCGGCCAGCGAAATGACGATGCTTATTTCATCACTAATTGACCCCGATGTTTTACTTGTAAAGAGTGATGATGCTAAATGGAGTCCTCCAATTCGCCCTATGCACCGTATCTTTGACATGAAAGACCTTGAACATCTGCGTGGGTTTAGTGGGTCATGGGTTGTAAGTAAATGGTATGATGGTCAAAGAATTGTTATTGTACGAAGCGATGATGAAATAATTGCGTATGATGAGAATGGGCGAAAGAAAGGATTACGCAAGGCCACAAAAGAGGCTCTTGAAAAGATGAATGATAAGAACTACACACTTGATGCTATTCTCGGTGAGGATGAAGTGAATATCATTGACATTATCAATTATGATGATAACAATGTAGGTGAAATGCAACTTTTTGAGCGATTGAAAATTCTTCGCTCGCAATTTGACAGCCAAGAACATGTTATTGTACCCGGCCCTCACGATACACGAATGACTGATGACGATGGACTTTTGGAAGCCGTTGAAAATTTGAAGAAAGAACATGATAATATCTTATTGAGAGATAATAAATCAACTTACATGCGTGGTGAGCGCAGACATCCTAAGTGGATTTTGTATCGTGATAGCCGTGATTTCAATTTCATCATTCTTGACCGAAGAGGCAGTGGCCCATTTACATATCAACTTGGGGCTGGCCCTATACTTGATATTGAAGGGCTTGGAAATCGTGCAGTAAAATACGATGGTGAACACTACATGGATGTAGGTACTGCGTATAATCAACAAAAGGCATTCAAAGTTGGTGACATTGTTCGTGCATCTATTACGGGTATTTCAAAGAAAAATCGTAAAAATCGCCCAGTGTATAATGTACAAGTCAAAGAAATTGAAAGTCAAGGTGAAGGTGAAGGTGCGGCCAGCACAGAATCTCTTGACCTCATGACAAAATCTTTCAGCCCTATTTTAATTCCACATGATATTGAAATTCAAAATAATCAACTTCAAATTGTTTTGAAAGATGTTGATGTAGTAAAATACGAAATTGAAGATATGGAGGGTGTATGGTGCATTCATTCTCCAAAGAGTACAATGGGAGATATGCTCAAATCGGACTATCCAGTAATACTGGCTGAAAGTCTTATGCCATTTTGGTCGGCTGTAGCACCCTTAATGATGAAAGGATATGTTTCAAAAGAATCGGAACTTGATATGCCAAAGAAACCCACAAAAGAGCAAATGGAAGAAGAAAGTGCAGGTATTCTTGAAGAAGATGATGAAGAGCGAATTCTCAAACCGAATCAAACAAAGAAAGCACTGCAACTTATTGAGCGTGCATTAGACAAAATTAGTAAAGAAAAATTGACATGGACAGGGCCAAAAGGTCTTGGAATTGATGTAGGAACACCTCAAGAATCACCACACGGCCCTACTAAATTAACTGATGAGGCTAACCTTCCCGATTACGATGGAGATAAAGTAAATACTGGTAAAAGAAAAGAAGAAGAAAAAGAGCGACTGAATCACATTAAGGTCACAACAGACGAGGGTGAAAATTACTCTATAGACTATGACAATGACCAGCCAATCGCTTCTCGTCAATGACGATGCCTATAAATACTATTACAGTAAGTCGGAGAATTAATGCTCACAGTGCAACGACCCAATGACGGTATTACTCTTCTCAAGAGTAGTAACGACTTGGTTGTTGCTGGTTACGCATCGGTTGAACTTGTGGATAAGCAAGGCGACCTAATTACTCGTGGTGCTTTGCGAGATGCCTTTGACGGCTTTATGAAGAGTGAGAAGTACCGAAATGTGCAACTGGCACACTCCAACATTCAAGTTGGTGAAGTGATTGACAGTTACATTGATACAAATGGGCGAATGTGGAAATCCGAAGTGGATGACACCGGAATGTTCGTCGTAGTAAAACTCCGCAATGATATTGAGAAGGCTCGTGAAGTAGCCGCTGAAATCCGCAAGGGCAACCTTCGTGGATTCTCCATTGGAGGCCAAGCATTCAAGAGAGTGCGAAAGTCCGATGTGGAAAAAGGCGACTACCAAGAGATTTCAAAAATGGAATTGCATGAGGTGACGATTTGTGAGAAGGGTATCAACCCCGAAGCACAATTTCGCATACTTAAGGAGGACACAAACATGACAGAAGAAAACAGTTTGAACGAGATTATGTCACGCCTTGAAGCACGATTGGATGCAATGGAGAAGGGGGAAATGCCTCCTGCTCTTAAAGAAGCCATGAAAGAAGAGCCAAAGGGTGCAGACAAAGAAGAAAAGAAAACCGAAAAAGGTGATGAAATGGAAATGGAAAAGAGCGAAGAGTACAGCGATGTCATCTCAGCAGAATACTTGAACTGGATGGAAAACACCCTCAAGTCTGCTGGTGTTGATATGGATGCCGCACGAAACCACTTTGATAACTTGGAAAAGGCTCAACTTGGTGGATTTGACAACCCCGACGCAGTGGATGGCGCAGATTACTTCGCCGGACAAGTTCGTGGTCGTGGACAAGAAATGGGTTCACCTTCAACTGGTGCAATCAACGCAGTGACCTCAAGCGGTGGTAAGACACCTGCTGGCGCACTCGGAGAAGCAAAGTTGTCCAAAGGCTACCTTAACGCAGAAAGTGTGAGCGACGCTGATATTGAAGCCGCTTACGAAGTGTACAAAGCCGCCGCTTTGGAACAATCTTTCCGAACTGACCTTGAAACACAATTCGCAAACCGTTTTAACGGTGAAATGGAAGTTGCAAAGGCTGAGGCTGAGAAAGCCGCCTTTGACGCACGAGCACCTTTGTCGGAAATCGTGAAGTCCATTGAAGCACTATCCGAGCGAATTGACAATCTTGGAAGTGGCATTGAATCTGCTACCATCCAAAAGTCATTCAGTAACATTGATGTTCCCTCTACGCAAGACTTGGCAAACATGGGTTGGGATGAAGTCCACGCCCTTGCCCACCGAACATTGCGAGGGGAATAAATAAAATTATAGAGGTGAAAAAAGATGGCACGAGATTATATCCGAAATATTACAGACATGGAACGGTACTACTATGGCGCAGGTAACGCTATGGGCTACTCCTACTCCGGTAGCGAGTTGCTCAAGGCTGACGCACCAATGTTGTCCACAACTGCTGGTACATACCAAGCAATCTATGGGCGCAAAGTTTGGTCACAATTGAACCAAGAGTTCAACGCATTCAGCATCCTACCAAAGCGACCGTGGGAACGCAGTGGATGGCGAGTTATTACTGCACGCCCTTCCTTTACTGTTGGTGGCGGTGTTGCTGAGAACGCAACCCTTCCCGACACAACCAAACCAACCTTCCAACACATTGCCGCAAAACCAAAGACTGTTGTTCACACCTTTGACATGAGCGAAACCGCAATGTTCCTTTCCGACAAAGATGACGGACTTGGCGACATTCGTGCAGTGTTGAAAGAAGAAATGGGTAAGCACCACGCAGAACACATCAACAAGATGCTTACTACTGACAAAGCAACTGCGGCTGGTAACAACTTTGAATCCATTGACCGTGTAACTGTTGGTGCATCTGCTGGTACAGACGAGGACATTTACTCCATTGACCGAAGTGCAAACTCATGGTCACTTGCAGAACACAACCAAAACTCCGGTACAGACCGAAACCTTTCACTTGACCAACTTGACGACTTGTTCCAAAAGACATGGACTCGTGGTGGAAATCCAAAGGTTATCCTTACTGGTTACGACACTTTGATGCGCTTGCAACAACTCCTTCAAAGCCAACAGCGATTCATGGAAGAGAAGCGTGTTACGCCAACCTACAACGGTGTGAAGGGTGTTCCCGGTGTTGAGGCTGGATTTATCGTTGCTACATACAACGGTGTTCCAATCATCCCATCAAAGGATGTTCAAACCGACACTTTGAGCCGTATGTATTTCCTTGACACTGACTACATGTACTTTAGCACAGCAATTCCAACCCAATACTTTGAGAGTGGTATTGAAACAGGCGACCCATTTGCAATCAACCGACTTGGACAAGAAGGTATGTACCGCACTATGGGTGAACTTTGGACTACTTTCTTTGGTGGACACGGTTCAATCCGTGACCTAAAGTGAGGTTGAAAAAAAACATAGAGGTGAAAAAATATGGCAAAAGAACTTGTATTAACTGGAACTGCGACTACGGCACTTGTTGGTGCTTGGGAACTCCGAGCGGGTTCACAAGACACTACTGAATGGCTTGACGGTGCGGCTGATGTTACCTATCCCGGTGGTGGGCCGGGTACTTTCAACGCATCCAACGCTGATGGTGCAAACGGCTACGATGCCGCACCAAAGATGGCTTTGATTACCATCACCGATGCGGCTGATGCTGAAACCATCATCTTGACTGAGGGTGTTACGGATGCACGAGATGCAACCATTCTCTCAGCAGTAGTAACAAGCGGTGTTGCAAATGCGGCTCAAACACTCGGATTGAACTTTAGCGGTAAGACAATTACCCTTGAATCATCCGGTACGCACACAGGAACAAGCCAATTGATGGTTCTATACCACTGAGGTGTGTTAAATGCCTTCGGTAACTTTCACTGGCCCTTTCTACGAAAGGCGTAGGCGTGATATTTCCGCCTCGTGGATTCGTGGTGAGGAAGTAGAAGTTACACAAGAGTGGCTAAATGAGTGGCGACACTCATTACCAGCAAAGCACTTTCTCATTGTTGGGGATGAAGGAGTCACCGTAGATGGTGGCAATGACGGCATCCCCGACAATGGGTGGTCACGAAAGGACATCCTTAAATGGCTTGATGATAACGGTGTAGATAGGGGCAGTGGTTACTTAACAAAAACCGCCGCTCTCGCTCTTGTAGAGGAACATTTAACACAAACAGAATGAGGTGAAAAAATATGGCAGGCGAAGTTTCAACAGGCGTAACAATTGACAGCAGACCAACAGTATTTGGTGACAGAATGATTATCACAGGCACTTATGATGCCGGAGATAACTACATTGATTTGAGTAGTTTCCTTTCGGAAATTGACTTTGCTGGTGTAAATGCAAGTGGTGCATTGGCGGCAGAAGTTATCACAGACACAGGTGCAACACCACCAACTCAAGAGGTAATGGTTAATCCACAAGTGCGTATTGATGGCACTGCTCTTCGTATTGCAGGCGGATTGGCTAATGCTACCCTTGCAGATAGTGCAGTGACTCAAGCAGGTACATTCATTGCTATTGGTCGTCGTGCTTGAGGTGATTCCTCTTGGCAGTGAGTCCTACAGTGACAGTGCTTGGCCCTTATTCGCCTAAGGAGTTCAGTGATATTGGCGCATTAGGCACACTTATTACTACTGAATCTGCGGGTTTAGTTGGTACTACATTAGTTTCAGCAGAACCAGTCACGGTGCTTGGAAACATCTTTATTGTCTATACCACCGTTCCTTGAGGTGGTTAAGTGGGCTTTGATGTTAGAAACATTGACCTAAGTGACATCACAAGAGCGAGTAAGCAAGGTCGTAAGGCTGACTATGAATATGGTGGCGATGTCGTCACAAATACTGATAGGCCACTGGCAGGGATTACACAATCACAGCGTAACCGTAATCAAGATATAGGTGATATACTTAACATTGGTGCAGGAACACGGTGCGTACACTGTGGCTTCCTTCATTTCTTATGGAGAGCCACCTGTGGCGCATGTGAAAAACCTATGGAATATAACTTAGGACATCGTGACGAAAAGAAAAGGTTGTGAATTATTATGGGTAAAATTTTAATTAAACAATTACGGCCACATCGTCAAAAGGTTTTGACAGAAGATGGTGAAGAAATGCGTTTGCAACAATGGGCAAACAAAAAAGCCGCTTCTGTTATACGACAGGCTGGTGGGGATGCTACAGGTGAGCAGTTCACACAGGCTCGTGACGCTCTCATGCGTGAGGCTGTAGCCAACCCCGAAGAGCATGGCCTCAAGTTCATGGGCGAGCGTATGCCATTTGAGGGGCAAGAATTAGAAGAGCCGCTGAGTGAGCCGGATATGGAGGCTGAAAAACCTCAGTTGCCGGAGTCTATTGAACAGTTGCGAGGTGGAAACCTCTTTGACGAGCAGGGCAGACTTCGCCAAACACTCCCACCACAAGAGGATGAGGATGAAGAGTTTAATCCCGATGCTGAGGCTGAACACCTCCGCCGCATCATGACCTCTCGTGATGTTGCTATGCGTGATGCTTGGAGTTTGTTGAAAAGAGATTTTTTTAACCCACCAAAAGTTCCATGCGCTAAGTGTGGAAGGCCAACCGAACCAATGATGTATTATGGTTCTAATGAAATGGGGCCACAAGATAACACTCTTTGTGAGCAATGCGAAGATGAAATGCAGTGAGGGGGTTTGATGTATGCCAGTAGTGTTCAGTCCCGGTGAGCCGGAAACTCGGCCTCTTGACCCTACTGCTGTTGTGTACTGCACCGCCCAACAAGTCGCTGACCTGTTGGACATTGGCCCACAAGATGCTATCCTTATGAGTGCTGATGCTGATAGTGATGCTGTGTATATTACAGGCAATGAATTTCGTCAAGTAGGTTTTAGCGTAGGCGACAAAATCCGTATTTACAGCGATGCTGACCCCTTCGGCCAAGAAGATTTAGCGATTACAGCCATTGGAAGAGGGGCTGGTAGTAAAACAGGTCATGTAAAACTTACCGTTGATGGTACAATTACAACTACAGATTTTGAAATAGCAGATAATGGATATGTGCAAAATCAAGCATCCTTTACTAATGGGCGAACTCGTGGTATGACAAAGGCTAAGGTTGAACATATCATCCTCAAGATGCAAGACCGCATTGATAATTTGACACGCAATGCTTGGCGACCATATTTGGTGGCCGCAGAATTCATCAATTTTGATACATACAAGCCTTACCGACGACGATATTATACTGATTATGTTGGTACGACACCACTCTTATTCCGTAACATACAACAAATGCTTCGTATTGAATTATGGCAAGGTGATGATTATCGTGAGATTGCCGCCGCAGAAGCACGCATCAAATTTGATGATGTAACTTCATTAAGTGGTAAAAGTGTGTATCTTTCACCGGGTAATGGAAGTGTTGCCACTCTTACCGCAGGTAGTGGAACAGGACAATGGCGAGCCGATTTTGATTCAACAACTGTTGCTCAAAATTTTACTGACCTCATTAACAAGGAGGACAGGGTGAATAAAGTCGCTGTAGAATTTTCACCAGCATTTACTTTAGAAGGCTCTACATCAAATGTGGGTGTTCATAATGAATTCCTTGCATCTTGTAACGCTGATTATGGTACTGGAATCGTGAAGGTTACTTCTATGCGTGCTGTTAAAGCAGGAGAGGTTTGTAGCATTGTCGCTGATAGCACTGACATTGAAATTTCACAAACTCAATTAGCCTCAACTACCGCATCGGCTGAGGTCGGTGGTACAATTACTGTGGCTGATACAACTGATTTCGTAAATGCTGGTGTTGCTACTGATGGCACAAATGTATTCCGCTACACCGCAAAAACTGCTACAACATTTACTGGATGTGTAGTAGTTACGGGTAGCCTACCATCCAGTGGAACAATTACTCAGCATTCTTTCCTTGTTGATTTACAAGGAGGTTCAAGCAGTGGTGATAATGGTCGCCTTCGTGATTGGTGGCTTGACCATGAGATGGGTATTATTTACTTCAACAACTCTTATCCGTTCTTTGAATGGAATGCTGTTAAGGTGGCATACATTTATGGTGAGCGATATGTGGAAAAAGCCATTGAAGATATTTGTACAAAGATGGTTGCCATAGAGTTACTGATGGCTGATGACCGCAGTGTACTCATTCCCGAAGGAACTCAAAATATTGACCTCGCCAGCAAGGTACAATTGTACCAAGCCGAGATTGAGCGAACCCTACCAAAATATGTTGAATTGGTGGTGTTTGAGTGAATCAGCGTGACTTCATGCGTGAAGGTGAAGGTATTCATCAACGAGTTATTGATGAACTTTTCAAGAAGGATAAAATGATGCAACAGCAATTTCATGAGCAATTTACGACTCAACCAGCCTCGTTTCGTGAGCAAATGGAACGCATTGAGGCGGGTGCTAAGGGATTTACCATTCAAGACGGTTATCCAATCAACAATTCAACAGGACAACCTGCTACAGAAATTGAACTTAAATTGATTCAAGATGCTACGGATAAAGCCATGTTACGGCAAAATCCCGACCTTGAGCGATTTAATTTACGATATGACAACGGTTTTTTCATCCCTATTGACTTTAAGAAAATCATTGAAAAGGAGGGAATCTAATGACAGCAACTTGGACAGAAGCCCTTGATGTTGTTATTGGACTTTTTCAAAACGACTGGAATAGAGCGAATACCAGTAATTATCGCCCTGTAGTGATTGATATTGCTGATACTACAGCCGAGCATGGAAAGCGTCTTGACCTTGAAAAACATGATTATGTCATGGTATATGAAACCGCTCACAATGAAGAAGCACCCGAATTGTTTTACGACTTCGTAACGACACGCATAAATATCACGGTTGATGTGAGAACAGTTAAGGGGCGTAAGCATTTACAGGCTCTTGAGAACGAAGTGCGGAGGGTGATACATACAAAGAGGAAAGGTGATGGCTCAAATTTTGACCGTCTTGTATTCAAAACTCGTACTGATTTGAGTGACCGAAGTAAATTTCTTTTTCGTATGACATTCCAAATTGAAGTCGTAATTTTAGCAGAACTAATACCGTAGGTGAAATAAAATGCCAGCAACAGTGTACAAGGGTGATTTAGCAGAAGTGTCATTTGCACCGGAGGTGGGATTGTCAATTAGTGCAAATGCCGACTCTAATTTTACAATTAGTCACGGCGACGACCATTCAATCATTGTATTTGCTGGTGTAAGTGGCCCTGCAAACGGCAATACAACTATTTTTGAAACTGTATCGGGTTCACCCGACACATATGAACTAAAATATCCTCGTGGTATGTTAGTTGGCTCTCAAGTTAAATTTTCACAAACAGGAAGCGACCTTAATGCTAATGATACGGCTGGTGTTTTTACTATCGTGTATCAACAAGGTAACACAATTAAAATTTCACCTAAGATGCTTTCAACTGCTACTACATACAATCAATCGGGAATTAACCTACATATTCTTCCTTACAGAACACCCCCTTTTGATAATGCAATGACTCAAGGTTCGGGAACTGAATCAGTGCTTACAGACCAATTTTTAGGTATTGCAAACGCACTTACTGTACCCGAAACAAAAGTAGATTTGAAGCGTTTCCATGTTGTCGGTCTTGGCCGAGATACCAGTGTTCAAGTGCCGGGTAAATTCATTACCGAAGGTGGCTCATTTGAGGTAGCCATGCATTCTGCTCGTTGGCTCAAATATTGTCTTGGTGGAGAAGTTGTAGCCGCAACTACCGCACCCGATGCAGGTTATCAAACCGCTATTACCAGTGGTAATGCCGCAGAAGCAGGTCAATCCTTTTTAATCTTAGATGATGCATCCAATGTTGCTAACAATAAGGATATGTATTTGGTTATTGTAGATACAAATGAAGTTCCAGTTACAACAACTCATGAGGCTGATGGAGGCTCATGGGCTGGTACTTTTGCCAGTATTGCCTTTGATAATGCTGATAAAACAGAAGTACGAAGAATTATTGGTAAAGATGGCACAAGTAAATTGTATCTTGATGAGCCACTTCTTTATTCTCATGCCGCTGGTACTACTGTGTATCTTTACGATTGGGCAGTATCGGGTACAAATCCACCAGCAGTATCTTCATCTGCTGTGATTAGTAATGCTGTAACACACTTGCTGTACACAAACACATATCAACCTTCATTCAGTCTTGAAGTTTCACAACGCCGTTTAAATGTAGATTCGGGAGAAGGTGCAACTGATGGTAGTGCTACAGACTCAAAAGAGTTATCTCGTGTATTTCGTGGATGTAAAGTCACTGATTTCACCCTTACAACTGACAATGATGCCGCTCTTCGCTTGGCTGTGAATTTTAATTCAGCATTATGTTATACTGATACAGGCCGTTTAGAAGGAACACCAATTACCCGATACGCCGCTCATCGTATGTTTGATGACACAGCAAATACAGACACAAAACGATTTGTTTCCGGTATCGCGCCATGCACTCAAAAACCATTTATGTTCTATAACGGTACAATCAACATGGCTGGTGTTCAAGTTGCTCAAGTGTTGAACTTTACTTTAACTGGACAAATGGGTATGCAATCATTCCATGTCATAAAAGGACAAAACAGCGTTAGTAGTGCAACAGAACAAGTACCATTTGGTGGCTCACGAAACACTTCACTCATGGTTGAAGGTCAAACAACTTACGACATGAGTATGGAAATTATTGTTGATGACCCAATTTTCTTCCACGAAATGCGTTCAGCACAAATGTACAGCACTAACGCTGATGCTTCAACTGCTAATCAAATTCGCATTGACTTTGAGAAAACAACTACCACAGGCCAAACTGAGCGTATGCTGTTGATTATTGATGATTATGTGATTACAGAAGCACCATTACAAATTCCCGAAGATAAAGGTGCAATGAAGTCACAACTCAAAATCATGCCAAAAACCATCAAGGTTATTGCACGAGATACTATTCCAAAATACTGAGGTGTTATCATGAAAACTTCACTAAACAAGTACCGAAGGCTTGGCGCACAAGGATATGCTCAGTGGGTATGTACTGTAAATGGAGTGGAGTATAGTGATGATATGGCTGAGTTAAACAACCATGCCATACATGCATATGTCAAATCATTGATGGACACCGCCCCTGCTGAAAAACCAGTACAGTTAATTGAAGAAGAAGTAGTAAATCCATTCCCTGCTGATATACAGCAATATGATGCACTTACTGTTGCAGAATTGCGTGACTTATGCAAAGAGCGTGGACTACCAGTATATGGTACGAAGGCTGAAATTATTTTACGATTAAAACAAAATGATGAAGGTATCATTCCCGAAGAAGCACCGGAAAGCCCTACCGAAGAGGTAGCCCTTGAAGGTGATTCGGAAGCCCCTACCGAAGAGGTAGCCGCATCCATTGGAGAGGAAATAAATGACGAAAACAATAGTGACGAACAAGAGCCTGTTATTGACGAACAATGAAACGACCAAGCACGAAATTAGGATTGACCCTAATGACGATACACAGGTCATAGAGGTATGGGTACGAGACATATCCTTCCTTGACATTCAAGCCGCCGCACAACAAATGCTTCGTGTGGAAAAAGGTGATGTAACACTTGATTTGGCAGGCTATTGGCAATTCGCTTTCTCCAATTGGATTACAAAAACAAATCCCGATTTATCAGTAAAAGAATTATTATCCCTTAAGGGGTACATCGGTGAACAAGTGTGTAAGATTCTCCCACAGCCACAAGAAATGGCGGAGGCTTTGCAGGGGGGTTTTACCAAGCCCACCGAGTGAGAGTTGAAAAATTTCTAAAGAAAGAAAAGTACGATAGTGTGGAGGATTTTGAAAGTCAAATTGAACTTTGGGCTTACATTATCGCTAAACATTTCAGTATATCGCTCTTAGAAGTTTATTCAATGCCACCTCACTTATTCAAGCAATCACTCGTGTGGGCAATTGTTTCAACCGAAGAGAACAATAAGGAGATTGAGCGTAAGAAACAACAGGCGAAGAGTGGGGATAGGGAAGTCGTAGGATTAGATTATTCATTTTTAGATTGGGAGTGAGAAAATGTCATTGATTTCCATGCTGTCATCCATGTCCAGCATGGTATCACAGATAGGGCCGGGTTTCAAAGCCGCAGGCCAAATGGCGATTGATGCGTTGAAAAATTTAGGAAAGTGGTTTTACGATACAGTTATTCAACCAATGAGTGATGCTATTAATAATCTTTCTTGGGAGAATATCAAAAATGGTTTTGATACAGTTTTAACCGCAATCGGTGAAACTACAATAGCATTTTTCAGTGGCTTTTTTGATATGTTACCCGATATGCCTGCGGTATTAACAATAGATTGGTGGGCTGAATTATTTAGTGGTATAGGTATTACAATTGATGAATGGGCAACAGCCTTATGGGATATGTTACCCGATACGCCCGAAATTTTGACTAAGGCATATTGGACTGATTTATTTGATTTCAGTATGCCCGATTGGGATAGCGTATTTAGTTTCACGATGCCCGAAATGTTCACTACGGCTTACTGGACTGATTTATTTACTTTTGATTTACCAAATTGGGAAAATGTCTTTTCTTTTACATTACCCGATTGGCTAACGGAGATTGTTAATTTCTTTGTCGGAGAAGGTGCATTTGCAGGATTTAGTATCGGTGATAGAATTGATTTTGTGATTGGTACTTTACCTCAACCATTCAAATTTATTCTTGATATACTCAATGGTTTAGTTGGTATATCTATTGGTGATATAATTGATTTTGGGATTGACCTTGTTGGTTTTGGATGGGATTTGCTTACCGACCCAGTGGGTACATTAGCAAATGTTGCAACTTCTTTAACTGGATTTTTTACTGACTTAGGAAATGGTTTAGCGGGTGTTTTAAAATTCCCAATTAATGGACTTGTTTCGTTAATAAATGATTTTTTCGCTTCATTTAGTTTCTCTAAGACCATTGATTTGCCCGGTCTTGACCCATTTGATATTGGGTTTGATTTATCGGATTGGAGTATTCCAGCACTGGCTAAGGGTGGTATTGTAAATGGCCCTACACTTGCTCTTTTGGGTGACAACGCTTCGGGTAGAGAAGCAGTAGTGCCGCTTGAAAAAGCAGGCGAAATGGGCTTTGGTGGTAAAGGGAGTACATTCAACATTAATGTTAATGCATCGGGTATTACAGACCGTACAGATAAGCGTGCGCTCGCTCGTGAGATTGGCAACATGATACAACAAGAGATGGCACGAAACATTGGTGGTTCAACAATGAGGGGGCGATACTGATGGGTACACCAATTCGTCTTGTACGCAATGATGGCGGGATTATTGAACTAATGGCTACTACGCTTACAATGAATGTAGATAGAGGCGTTACACCTCATACTATGCCTTTTACTGGTGGTTCACGATTTGCATTTGACCTTAATCTTCCTAAATCCCTCATTACGATTGAAGGTGTAATGACTGATGATGATTTAATAAATTTAGATACCCAACAGGAAGCAAGCGCACTTATTGATTTTTCAAGAGGTCAAGGTGAAACTGTTGATTCAACAGTTCGTTGGAATGCATATGCTCACAATTTAGTAAGTGGAATGACTACAGATGTAATAAGTGAAGCGGATTATGCAATTAAAATCAATAATACATATGAGGTTTGGATAGCAAAATCTACATCTAATTATGGTTTAAGTGGTGGAAGATATTATTTTGCTGTACATGATGGTACATCATTACTTACCGCTAATCAAATGGCAACTAATTTTGCCGCATTGATTAACAATTATGCTGGAACATTTAACATGAATGCAGAAGTCATTAATTCACCAATTGACGGTGAAACAAATGTTTCTGTTACCCTTACTCAAGTTCTGTTAGGTAAAAGTGGAAATATACCACATCCTTCATTTAGCACATGGCCTAAAGGTGAAGGAGTGTATAAACCACTGTACACCCTGTTTTCGGGTGGTGCAGATTCACCTAATATACGAAATAAAAGTGCAGGTGATAAAGTGGCTGAGTTGTTTGCTGTTTTAAATAACAGTAACAATGGTGGTGGTGGTGCTGTGGGAATAGGTGCATTAGGGGCTGGTGCTTTTGGGGCTGGTTTAATTGCTTCGGGAGGAACTGCTGGACTTTTATTAGCAGGAGGTGCTGGTGGAATATTAACTACTATGGTTGTTGCTGATGCTAAATATGGCGATTATATTATTGGTATTCAAATTCCTTTTACTTCTAAAACAAATTCAAATGAATCTATTTATTACATGCCCACTGGTGGTTTAATGACTACAGTAGATAAAACGGCTGATAATGCTCTTCCTACTGGTACATCATTTAAACCATATGATTCCGAATATACTGGTATTAAAGGCACTGTAGTTAATGCTACATTTGTTCAACTTGGCGGTGAGCCTATTTATTCATACACGATTAACTTTGCACCTATTGATTGGATATTTTGATGTGATAATATGGTTGCAATTGGTCGTAGTAGTCACGCTTTCTTCTTTGATGGCGTAAGCGATTCGGTCATTATACCTCAAGGTCGCTTTACGAAAACAGGTGTTGCTGATTCTAATGGTACAAAAGTAATGACTCAAACCCTTCAAGGGCAAGGCGATATTGTTTCAATTAATAGTAAAACAATTACAGATTTTGTAATTGAAACATGGGTCGTACCCGATTGTGGTGGTATAATTGCTCACCGTGAAGGGCAATTTACTCTTGAGATAGGCACAGTAGATACACCCGGCCCTGCTGTATTTACAGTTTATGTTGAATCTAATGCTGGCCCATCAGTGTTCCGTTTAGCATCGGCATATGACACTGGTACACGATGGGATGGGATTGTTTATCCTCAACAAAATTACGGGGGTATTCATGATTCATATAACCGATACGACACAGGTAATTATGGTGATGCTACAAATTTGAATTTTAAGAATCGGCCACTATATCATGTTGTGGCTGGAATTACAAAGAGTCGTGTTTTCTTAGCCATCAATGGAGAAATCGTATCACAACAAGATATACCACCCGAAACTCGTCTTGCACGCTCTACAGACCAAGTATATCTTGGTGGTAAAGGTGGACAATTTCGTGGGGCTGTAGAGGCTATTCACTTTTCAAATGAATTTGATGAGAATATGCTTGTTCCATCTATGGCTGTAAAAGGTAAAACAACATCGGCTTTATTCCGTTTTGAAGAACCTATTGATGTTATTGAAGAAACATACGAGTTCACTGCCTACGGCTCAAGTGGTGGTACAACAATCACAATTCCAACCACTGATGCTCAAGCATTAATTGCACGATTAACGGGTAAAGCCTACGATTCAAGTAATCCAACAACTGATTTTACTGCTTCACCATACAGCATGGGTAACTACAAGGTTGTTGATTACTATACAAATCAAGGTACTCCAACAACTATTGCTGTAGCGCACACTCCGTATAATCTTCTTATCAATCCCGGTGCGATTAATCGTAACACACAGAAGCCTAATCAATCCCCACCCGAAAGGGTGCGACTTCATAGCATCAATGGAAGCACTGGTGTCATGACTGTATCAAGTATTCATATTGACTTCATTAATGGTACAGGTGGCCTTCGTGGAGTGCTTCATTCACGAACTACTGATGTAGATAATTACTTTGTAGTGGTCGGTGCTGACTTACTTATTGATAACGGTACAGGAAAACCATACCAACCACCTCATTATGGTACACAAATTTTTGACAAAACAGGACAGATGGTGCTTGATGAAAGCGACATAAATAATCATGGTTTCGTATATTCAAGCCGTATGGCAACTACTACAGACGACCCTAACAATCCATTTGCTGTAGTTTGGCCTTCAAGCCTTGACACACTCTTCCAAGTTGGTCACAGTGGGCGACATACTTATTCCCATATCATCGGGCATGAGTATATGCGCCGCTATCCAAAACCTACTGAAATTACAATTGACCAGCAGGCTGATGGTTCAGCCGATATTGTACAGATGGCATACGATTCTAATACCCGTAACATTGATGAAATGTTCACTATGAATTCATTAGTTGATTTTTACACTGAAACTTTGGAAGCACCGATTGCTCGGATTGAAAACTCATCCAGCGTTACAGCAGTGGTAGATAATGGGCTACCAGCCAGTGTCAAGGAAATGATTGCTATTGGTGGTACAAATTTCAAATATGCACCATTTATGCTTAAAGGGCCAGTACCCGAAGTTGGTGATATTAATGAGAATAACCGACTGTATCATCTTATTCCCGAAACAGAAAGCCGTATTGCACTGCTTCATGTACCCGACCTTAAGACTTCACATAACCTTGCGCCATTTGTTGAAATTCATTACAACGCTATTGATATGACTGGTGCAAGTATGGGTGTCGCAACACCAATGTTGATGGTAGAAAAGACTGTACCAGCAGGCTCGTTTGACTTAGGAAGCGGTACACGAGTGCTTGATGTTATCAATGCTGATATTGCTAATTGTACGCTGTATTCGCCCGGTGGTGTGATTTACCTTACAAATGCAATTAGTGGCTACGGCTCGCTCATGCAAGAGTCGCACACACTCATTGGTGATAATACTGGTGGGCAAGAAAGTGAAACTGAGTTAGATTATAGCCGTACACCAGCCCTTTACACTCCTGTAGCCGATGTAAATGCCGAACCAGCCTCGCCACCTACCGCTATAGCCCGTTCACATAATTCGGGCGTTCATGATTCTGTATATCACCGAGTTGTTATTGAATCGCTATCATCCAGCCAGTCCGATACAATACTTGACGAAGGTGCAGGCAAATCAACCCGCCAGCCTACAACTAATAAGAGTGCTACAGGTGAATTTGATATTGGGCCAACTACACATTCTTCTCGTGTTTTTGAAACATTTAACATCATTGACAATGTAATTATTACAGATGAAGCAGGCATTTTGGGCAAGATTTTCATTCAGCCTTCAAATAAATTAAGGAGTAATCAATTATCTTTGCTACGATATACCGAAGCAGGAGATATACCAAATATTGCCAGCGTATTGTATTTGATGAGTCGTACTCGTATTCGTGGTATATCAAAGGATGAAAGCCCCGAAAGCAACATGAGTACAGTCATTATTACGGCTACGGGCATCGCAGATTCCTTCGTGAATGAGAATGTATCAGTTATTGGTAGTGGTTCGCCCGACTCACACATAGTCAAAGAAATAGAGCCTAACTCACCTGTTGTTACAGTAACACTGGGAGGGGCTGGTCAAGGTGCTGTAAATACTAAACCAACATTTGACCCAAGCCCGTTAATGCGCCTTCCGGGTTCAACTCGCCGTAGTTGTGCTGTACAAGCAAGAAATGTTCACACGGCAACTACAGGTGCGTTACCCTACAGCATGAGTGTAAGCCCATTAAACAATGGCTCGCCCGATATGAAATCATGGGGTACAATCTGTTTTCCAAAGAAAGGGCGAATATATCTTGGTGATGGCGCAAGTGCTGAGTATGATGAAAAGACAGGTGCAGGATTTTATTTCTCACAAACAGCCACAGGTGTAGCAATTCAAACACGGAAATATTTAGACAGTGCAGGTACAGCCTACGATACATTCCATGAGTGGTGTAATGCTACTGGTATTATCAATCAATCATCAACTGGTACATATCTTACTTCTATTTACATTTACAATGATGGAGATTTTGATAATGATTCGTTAGCACAAGATGGAAGTACGCTCAATGACCGTTTGTTCCAATCTCTTGATACTGTAACACACGATTATCAACTTGGCACTCAATTTGCAAGCACTCGTGCAATGGTGGAAATCCCTGTATTCCCTCAGCAGTTTTTTGACCATACTGAACTTGGTATTTTTCCCGGCCCGGATAACAGTATGAAACTGCATATTGATGCAACATATACAGCACATACATGGAATCCAACACCAGTAGGTCGTCGTGCTGATGATATTGATGCGGCTGATAAGTCTAAAAATTCAGCCTATACCTATACAATTAACAACAAAGAACATGTAAGTTCAGCAACAATTACCAAGTTTGATGTTGTTGGTAATTTTTTCCATGTTTATGTTTCACATCCAAAAATGTTCCCCGATGCTACTACAACAGGTACATTTGGTGGTATTGAAGATATACGCCGTGTACGCCGTGTATTTGTCAATACTGATGATTGGGCATTTTACATCAACAATCCAGCAGTAGATGGATATTTGAATATTCCACACAATAGTACGGGCGGGTTTCACGAAGGTATATCGGATAAATTTGCTTTTAGCGCAGTAGTTGGCTCTAAGATATATCTTATAGATTCATTTAGAAATGAAACCCTTCTTCCTCTTTCTTCGGATAGTGAACTTCCATCTTCGGATTACGAAGGCCGTTCACCGTATTATTATGACATTGGAAGCATGATGACACAAGGTGGTAATCTTGACTACGGATTGCGTCAATATGTTTCAGCCGTTGAGTTCAAGGCTGGCCCATTGGCTAATCCTCATGCCCCTCGCACTATTACAAAGCGTGCAAAATCAAAGATTGTACAAGCAGATGATATTAGTGGTGGTTTAGTTAATCTTATTTTAGAAGATTCAACGCTATTTCCCGATGCGCCATTTACACGAGATACAAGTAATTCACCAGTAAATGAACAAGGAGATGTGATGATTATTGGTGAAATATTACTTGATACACCAATTGAAGTTCATTACTATGGAAAGTTAGATTCAAACGGTGGAAAAAATTCAATTCAAATTCAAATACCAAGTAATATAACATACAATGTAGATGAATTCCTTAACACTGATTTTATTTTAAAGCGTGCAGGGCATGTTCTAAATGGACTTGATAATCCCGAAGATATGACAACTCAAGAACTTCAAACGGCTGTTTTCTTTGCTACAGGAAACGAAGAATGGACATATGTTAATACTGATAGCGCAGGCACAACTACTACAATTGAAATTACGAATGCTAACAAACGGTTTGCACACGCAAATACAATAGGATTGAATATTCGTAAAGGTGACAAATTATTTCGTGATGATGGAACTGGAACTGATATTGAATATATTGGTGAGGTGTTAAAGGTTGAATCAAATGAAATTACGGGTGGAAATACAGAAGTAACACTTACCGCAAATAATCTTGTGGCTATTAGTGCTTCGGATAAAGTAGGTATTGGGAGTGCAAGTATTGTACAAGATGACCATGATGCTGTATTAAATCGTAGTTGGCTTTACCCATATGCACAAGGTGGTTTGCGAAACGGTGACACCGTATGGATGAATATGACAATGAATAATCCACATGCTATTGAAGGGTTATTCGCAAAAAGTCGTGGAGTGTTTAATGACGCATTAGTATGGAAAGGATTCAATGGTGGTCAAGGCCAATTAGCCGAGCGACCAAGAGATTCAATTCCACTTGAAAATTTCTTGATTGGAAATTCATGTCTTGAAACAGCACAAAATTTTGCACAACATGTCAATAAAACCATTGAAATGAATTACGAATCAATGGGTCTTGATGCAACGCAAGCACCTACAATAGCGTACATTGACCCGTATCTTTCAACAGATGGTCACGCTCGTGTCTTGTTATATGATGTAGCACATGACCGTGAATTTATTGCATTCCATGATTTACACATGCAAGTTCAATCCAGTGCGGCAACACCTTCAATTGGTTACACACGCAACATTCCATATGACGGTGGCGACCTTAAACTTGACAAATACCTTATCAGTACAAACGGTGGTGCGCCACATTACTTTACTACACAAATAGATGTAGCAAATGGTTTCCCAACAGAAAATCGTTACATGCGCTCAACTCAACAATCTAAATTTATTGAAAGTGCGTATGCACATAATATTCCAAATAATATTTCTCAAGATTTACTTGGTAGCACACTTATTGATACACAAATAAAATACACACTTGAAAATCCATTCACTCTTGGTAATAATCCTACAAGGCGTGGTGCTGGTCACGGACACTTTGTACACACTGGTTTGTATCATGAAGGCACATCTAACACACATACCGTTGGTGACAACACCCTTCCACGAGTTCAACAAGCCGTATCATCAGTATATTACGCCAACCAAGCACATAATTTAATTCGTAAAGAAAAAGAGGGCGACAATTTAATTTCAGCATTAAAGAAATACAGGGCAGACCAAGACCCTAATTTGTACAGTTTGAAAGATTCAAGCACGCTTTTTGATACACCCGATGGTACTCGTGTCATTTCAGCATATCTTTGTTTAAAGGGTAAAAGAAATATCACTCTTGACTTAGCCGACCATGAAGAAAGCCGACTTCAACATTTGAAACATTGGAGTGAAATGGATTTCGTGCGTCGTATGTCTATTGACTTAGGTGAAGTTGGTGTTAAGGAAGGAGTAACAGATATTGAAGCGGCGGCACGAGAAATTGTCCGACTTATCAATCAAGGTGGCGCACCAAATGGTCGTACACATGCTCGCAGACCATCACAGCAATATCCGGGTGAAAGTGAAAGACTTGACCTTACACGAATTGGTGTACGCCAAGATATTGTTAATGAAAACAAAGACCCTACATCAGCACATATCAATGCTGATTTTGCCGCTACAGGTTCAACTTATGACCCTGCACCGTTTTGGTATGGTGACATTGCATTTGATTCTCATGATAGAGGCTCACATATGGGATATGTACGAGCGCATATTGGGCGAGTTGTTGAGGACATTAATGGAAATGAAGGGTTCTCAATCATTATCCATTCAACAATACCCGGTGCTTCGGGTCGTAATTTCTGCGTTTGGCTTGATAATAGTAAAGGTCAATCTTCATATCAACCTCAATTTTTAATTGGTCATGGTGGCCGATTCCGAAACTTTTGGGCGCAACCCGATGAAATCATGGGTGAAAATATGCACCCTGCACCAATGCCGCTTAACAAAGATGGGCGACCATTTGCACCCGTTACCACTTTACGAGAATACATCGTACAAGAAGAAACAAGTGAACAATTTACCAGTAATCATGATATTGCACCAAGAACTGATGATACAACAAATCCAATTGGGCGAAACATTTCAGCCCATCTTGGCGGTATTTCACATAACAGTGTCAATGAAGAATCGTTTGAAACTCAAAGTCCTTCTACTGCTCTTGTTAAGGGATTAAGAGCAGGTAAGGAGGCTGTAGCACGAATTAATTTTGGTGGGCTTGTTGAAGCAGGTGTACCCGGTTTTTCACCAATTGCTGGAAAATATGGGCTTGGTCGTATTGGTGATATAGAATTTAACAAGCGATATGGTGAAACTACTCTATACGGTGCTACTTCACCTACAGCCAATAATTCATATTCAACTCATATTAATCCTACTGAATTAGCACAAGATAAAATTGGTGATGCGACATTATACGGATTGCGTTTCACCGACCATCGTGGTACAGGGTATGGAATACGCTACATATATCGTGAAATGGATGCACCGTATGCAAATGAATTGACAACTATTCCATCTACAATTGATGAAGAAATTTGTATTTATTTTGATGACCGTGATGCAGGACAAGGTGGATTTACGATTGGGGCGCACATGATTGGTGCTGGTGATGCTACAGGTCGTCTTACACCTCAAACTGATATGACTGAGGCATTGTGGCGTGGTAATCAATGGAGAGGGATGTATGCACCAAGTATAGGAGTTGATTCTCAAATTAAATGGGATAGTTCAAATGATACGATTACAGTACAACTTGAAAATCCATTCCATACAGCCACCACATCTTTTGATAATGTTGCTGATATACTTGGTTATCTTGGTTTTCCAAAAGAAAACGGTGTTATACAAATTACCGACCCTCTTTATGATGCAGGTTTAACAGTAAAAGGTTCACTTGGAAATACTGTATCTTATGAAAGCCGAACACAAAATAGTGCAACTGGTACACATGTATTTTATGGAGTGAGAGGTGCATCATTTGCTATTTCCCATTATCTTAGCAGTTTTGGGGCGGCGGCTACGGCGGCTACTTCTCAAACATTACCTGCAACATCTAACAATATAATTCGTGGATTAATTTCACCACGCCTTAACATGACGACTTTAATTACTGATGAATTATTAGCCACTGTTACTGCCGCCGCTATCAATTTAGATAATCCAAATGTGATTGAAGGTGTATCGTTTAATTGTCGTGATATGTATGCGCCCGATGGCCGAAAATATTCGGAATGGGGTATATCGGAAGATGCAATTAAAATCCGAGCGCATAATCCTCAGCGTGGCGCACGACCACTTTCAAAGATGTTTAGTGCTAAGGTATATCGTGATTTAGGTATCGCCGCACCCCATTTAGAATATGGTGAATATCAAAAATTGAGTAAGTCTGCCAGTGGAAATTGGACAGTATCAAACGGAGGCGTGACTGTAAATAAACCGTATAGTGATGAGGATATTGATGATAATCACAAGCATCTTGGATGTGGATATATCCCAAATACTGTTTTACAAATTCGTACAAAGGCTCGTGGTTATCACGCAAATACTCCAACTCCAATACTTGTTGATTCATACAATGACCCAGTACCAACAAAACGCTGGCGAAATAATTTGAAGGGTATTCGTTTTACAGGAAAGAGTGGCGACCACATTACACCAGCCCTTGATAATACGGCTGTAATCTATAATAAATGGGATGGTTCAAACAGTATTTTTGAATTAGCCAATTCTGTTGCGGCACTATTAATCCCCGCTGGTGTAGAAAGTGCTACTTTATCAGTAAGTGGTACAAATAGAGATAGGTTACTTTCTTTTGGAGATAAAAAGACTATATTTCACGGTACACTCAAACAAGCATTAGGCACACCAAAGCAAAATCCAGCAGTAGCATTAAAACGATTACAAATTTTTATTCAAGAAGCAAATGAGGCTTGGCGTGGTGAATATCAAGCAGGTTCAACATTAACCAATAATGGATTATTAATGATTCATAATGATGGTCATTTTAGCGGTATTCGTTTGTACGGTAGTATTGAAAGCGAGCCAATTACTTATTTCAAGGGTGGACATGACAGTAATGACCATAGCGTACCGTTATACTTTGGTGGTGGATTTAGTGGTGTCGTACTGGATGTAAATGATGGGTCAAAGAATGATTACTCTTCATTTTACACGCATCCGTATTCAACAGGCCCAACTGGTACGGCTGGTATTCAAAATGCAAATGAAATCAGCACAGCATATGCTATGGTAGATTGTAATGCATTACTTGCTTTCTTCCCCGCCACACCATTCCTTAACCAACATCGGGGTACAATTAATTCACCAGCATTTAATCAAGACAGCCTGTTGTCGCCCGATTTAGATTTAAACACACTTGTTGATTACTCAAGTAATCCAGCACATGTATCAGCACGATATACGGCTGGTATTGTACGACAACGACCAATTCCACTTGTTATGCGTATGCCGCATCAAACTGCACGCTACACTGACCATAAAACAAGTACACCTTACTTTACAACTTATTTGATATACGGGCCGGGTCAATCATTCCCATTCAATGAAACGGCTACTGGAACGCTTGGTGAAACTGAACCCCATCCCGGTTATGTTGTAACAACAGGAAATAGTTGGAGTAAAGTTCCATCGGGTGAATTTTTACCAAATGAAATTAAAAATCCCGATGGAGAATACGGCCCTCCAAGCACTACATATCAATCTCGTACTCAACGCTTCCATTGGCGAACAACATTGAATTGGTCGCCACCTCAAGGTATTCCAAACATCGGTGACGATTCGGGTACAACATACGGTATGGCACAACGCCCCGAACATGGTTATCATTACGGCGACCATTTTGGAACAATCCTTACGATTAACACAAACAATGAAGGTGAATTTGCTAAAGCACATCCATATCGTCATTGTGCTGTATCATATTACGGTATAGCATCAAGTGCTGATATGATGTTTCACATGGATGGAGGTTATCTTCCCGGTGGTAACTGGCTTGATAATCAAATAGCATTCAATCCCAAAATGGAAAAAAGCAACTATGTAGTTGTTAAGCATAACAATGATGTTCAGCCTACTGCTTTCCGTGTTTCCGGCCCTCTTGCTACATCTATCTTAGATGGTTTGTTAGGTGAAACAGCCGATGACTTTGACCGTGAAATCATCGCAATTGATGCTACACGGTGTCAAAACGGTGAAGAGTTAGCGACTATCATCGGCCAAGCCATTAATGAAAATCCCGGTAAAGGCGCACTCAAGGCAATGGGTGGTACATTCATGCCAAGTATGGGTAATGCAATGCGTCAAGACCGATATGGATGGGTTGAATTAACATTCAGTTCATATTTCTACGGTGGTACACTTTCAAATTTAGCAACTTCACCTACATCACCTGCATTTGTTGAAGCCATACTTGGAAGCGGTAACAAGCAAACTCAGTTAGAACAATTACCTGCGAGTGGTTGGATTCGTACCGATAATGGCCGTACACCAAGCGGTAGTGGTGGTGCATTTGCACCATATCATTCTCGTGAAGTGTATGAAAGTGGAGGTACATGGTATGTGCGATTTTGGCTTGCACCAAATAAAATTAGTGGAATGCCTGTAGTTGAAGATGCACAAACATGGGCTGACAAATGTGGTGGTTCTACTCTTACAGGGCCATCACTTTCACCCGGCGCAACTAAAGTATTTGTTTGGAGTAAGGCTGGTGTACACTATTACAACAACTACAATGATTCAACACGCAACCATATGACTCATGTACACTTTAGTGGTGTCGTTGATGCAATTGACCGTACACGCCCTGTAGGTGCTGTAGGATGGGCTGGTGAGCGTTATTCATATCTTAACTCACTCAAAGTAGGTAGTGAAGGATATGGTGCTGGACTTGGTGCTTGGCATCCAATGTTGGGCTTTTCGCCATATGGTTCAGCCTCAAGTTTCATGAGTACATTTAGTCATTTACCTCATTTTACTCCAATGAAAAACAGCCCCGAATCCATGTCACCATTGACTGGTCGTTCTAATTCCGATACTATATTGACAACTCCGTACACTTGGACTTACGATACATACACAGCCGCCGCTTATGAAACAGCAGAAGATTCCGATTACCAAAGAGTTCCATTACACCTATCGGATGCTGATGCAGTACCACGCTCTCTTCATCATCCTCAAGGCGTATTCGCTCGTGGATTCCTTGTTATTTCATACGAGAGTGAAATGCCATTAGTAGCAAAGCGTGACCGTGATGGAATTACAGCAATGGGAGATTGGTTGGCTGTCGTATCAAAGACTGGTGATGCAGTAGCCGCAAGCACAGCAATTACATTTGCTGGTACAGCACAATGGGATGAGCGCATACACAGTGTAGATAGATTTGTTGCACCTGCTCATGGTGGGCCAAACATTGAGGCTTTGATTGCTTCACTTGATTTACCAACAGGTGATATTCCATCAGCCGCTTTTAATTTCCACGCACCAATCATTGCTGATTCTTTATTGTTTAATGCAGAACCATGTTTTGCCAAAACTGGTGATTTATTCTTTGACTTAGATGAAAGTCCGGGCAGTTTCTTTTTAGAAGATACAACTGATATTGAGCGGAATTTAATTACTGATTATGTAACTACAAGTACGGATGCTGAATTAGACCGTTATGGTGACGATGCAACATATTGGCTTGGTGATACTAACGCTTTCAAATTGCGACAAAATTCACCAGCAAAGAATTTCTCAGTTGAGCATATTGTTTGGAAGCGTATGGATGGTGGTAATCTTTCACTCCCTGCTGTAAATGCTCGTGGTCTTGGTGCTGTACCTTTTATTACACGAGTAAGCGGTGGAACAGCATATACGATGGGAGAAAAATTGTACGGTATCAACCGATTTTCATTTGAAACAACCAACAGTGCTATGTTCCCAATTATACAAGCACAAGAATTAGCACACCCACAAATTGCGGCTCGCCATCCCGATGAACTACGAAATGTATTAGAAATTCCAAATGAAGAAATGCAGTTTGAAGAAATGCAAGTGCAAGATGATACAGGCCAAATTCATATCATTGAGGGTGGCTCACCATTCGGCACAATCATTCGCACTTTCAATTCGGTATCGGACAGAAGTGCCGAAGGATTAGCACCAGCCATCGCTGGTAGTGGTGTAGAGCCTAACCTCAAAGTACGCTTACCCGACCCCGATACTATTCCCGGCAATCTCATTATTCGTAGCGGATTTGACCGATTACAAGCCTACCAAAATGAAACAATGGGAACAGGCGGTATGATGCGACCAATTTCAAGTAACAGCATCAGCCATTTATTTACTGATGAAACAAAAGGGCCACGCCTTAATGGAACATTTAGCGACCACAATTGGGAACACATTAGTCAAAATGCTACAGGCGAAGCATTCCCCGATTCAACTTACAAGGGTTGGAAGTCTGCTACTGGTAACGCACCATTAGAAACATCTTACGAGTTACATGACCGTACTCTTTTCTTCCACATCACCAAGAATGGGAATACGCACAGTCACCGATACCCTACATATTACACTCATGCTAACGGTATTACAAACAATGACCTCACGGCTGTATCATATAGTGGTACAACATTGACCGTGAGCGGTACAGTTGATGCATCGTTATACAACGAATCTATCCGTGATGGGCGTAAGTTCTTGCGTTTGTATAACCCAACAACGGACAGGGGTGGTGTAGCCTCATTTACTGGTATTAGTGGTTCAACATTTACTGGTTGTGTAGGAGATACCGACTTCGCTGATTTAATTACTGGTGATATTTCATCATTCAAAGTTGTACCATCATACTACATCCCTGCTGGTAGTACACGATTCTTTGCCGCACGCAGATTGCGTGACCATGCCGAAGTAAGTGGAAACAGCCCCGATATGGCTCATACAATGTATTTCACCAATTTAGTATTAGCAGATACACTTGGACATGACATATACTCAATTCCTAAAATGAGTCCACTTGCTTTGCCTCGTATGGGTCATCATTTCGTCAATCCAACAATGGCTATGATGCCCGGTCATTTTGCTCATCCAGCATATCAAGGAATATACAACAAGCATCGTGCAATCCGCTCGGCCACTGTAAAGGCGCATGAAACCTCACTCATGGAAAGCCAAAACTTGGATGACCTCATGAGTGATATTTCAACTACATTAACTGATGAATTGTTTGGATATGATACAATTCACACATTTGGTGCATTAACCGCTACACCAAGTGGCCCAAGTGATATACACGGTGGCGCATTCTCCCTTATGTTTGAATCAAAGATTCGCAGTGATGGTTATGGTGTACTTGCATCGGAAGGTGAGGCTGGTGTTATCAATGCCGCAGGTGGACATACGATTGTTCTTGAAGCCGCCGCAAATTATACGCTACGACATCACTTCCCCGACCCTGCCGAAGTTGGTGCATATCAAATCATCATTCAACCAAATATTCACAAATCGCAATTGATAGGTTTCCATCAAAACGGTGGAGATGAATTAACCAGCCAACAAGTTGCATTGGTCGTAGGTATTCGTGAGGCTGATTCAGCAACAGGTGGTCTTGGGCTTGTATTAGCAGAAGCAACATCGGCTGATGTGCGTGGCTGTGAAGTGTTTATCAATGAACTCATCCTTGACCATGACCCCGATTTCGGTAGTCAATTTACTAACATTCCACCACTTCTATTGTATAACGCATTAGGTGTACAGGGTACAGAAAGTCCAGCCTTTACACGACGCTCATTACCATATCATCCACAAATGTTTGCGCTTGCTTCACCCGGCATGACTACGAATATACCATATTGGAGTATCGTACATAAGACAGGGCCGGATGATTCAAACGCTGTAGGATTCCGCCATCTTAATCATCATCGTCTTGATAATTACTACGAGTTCTTGCGAGCCAGTGCTGGAAGTATCGCTTGCCAAATTACACTCGCAGGCTACCCAAGCCTGTACCCCGACCTGTATCATGAGGTGCTTGAGAACATCAGCCTCAACCCGGTTTGTACAGTTGTAAGTTGGACTTCAACCACTGTTACTGTTGATGATGCTCGTGGATTCCCACAAGTTCCTTACTATGGAAACAAATTAGAATACACAGATAGTGATGGAGTACGACGCACGCATACCTACACCGAGCGTAGTGGATATGATGCTACAAACATGAATCAGCCAAAACAGTTCACTTTTGTTGCCAATGCAAACTTTACTGGTAATTTAACTGCTGGAACGAAATTGCGCCTTACCCGCCCATACGACTTCCGCCCTGCTGGTGATATTTTCAAAGATTCTTTGACGAGTATTGTAACCCGCACTTTGCCGCAGACTTTGCAAGGTAGCCGTGATACGAATAGTTTGCATATGGCTGATGCATTCCTTTGTCTATGGCATCCAAATCTTGGTCGCCCTTACACTTACTATTCCGATTCTTCCCGTACATGGCTCAGTCCAGCCATTGACCAAAAACCACTCAACAGTATGCCCGAACACTTTGAAACTATACATTATCATGATGCAACATATTATGCAAGTCTTGGGCCATTTGCATTCCATCGTAAAACACCTGCGCCACCATATAAATTCAAAAATGTTTCAAGTTCGGATGATAGGAAGGTATTAGCCGTTAATACAGGAACAAAGCAAATTACCACAACAGCACCAAGTGCAAGTTTAGGAAGTGGCATCAAAATAATAATTGAAGGTATAGCATATACAGTAAATACTGATTTATCTTCAATTATTACAGTTAATGAAGATATTACTGCTACGATTCCAATTGGTGCTACAGTATGGACTCATGGTACAGGTAGTATGGGAACTGCTAACGCATTAGAATCTCATGGAAATCCATATGTCCTTACTAATTTTGAATCTCAAGGAGGTCAATGGGATGCGGCTGATGCAACTACGAAATCAATGCTCAACCACTTTTGGCCTTCGGGTTCTCGTGGAGGGCCATTAGTGAGCCGTCTTGATGGGTATGGGTATGTTTCAGCCGCATGGGATTATCCACGAGAATACACTTTTGATGGCCCTGTATGGATTGACCAAGATGATGATGGCTCATATGTAGTTTCAAGCGGTATTACAAAAACCTCCTACGATGCTATTAGCAACCCGACCCGCACTCGGCCATTTGGTTATCGTATTGGATTACGCCAACCTTACAATAAACCACAATGGGCTTTGTATGGAATGCGTGCATACCGTGAATCTGCTATTGTTGGTTCAAATACATCTGTTGGTTATCCACACGGCCCACTTGTACAAGATGAAACTCAAACATGGACTTACGCTGGTGGTAATGGGTTAAGTAATGCTACATATCCAAACACCCAAATTGGTATCATGGAACGCCAAACAAACTTTAGCGGTATGCTTGGTATGGATAAACCCGAATGGCAAGTCCGATACAGCGATGGAATGCGTGTTGCTCGCCCATTCGGTTGTCCTGTTCGTACTTTACGCAATAAAAATACGGTACTACGAGATTGGTGGGGCGATAGTGAAGGTAAGAGTATCGCAAAGATTGACGAGGCTGTAGGATATTACTTGGTTGATTGGTGGGGCAATACTCGTGGTGAGGATGTGCGTCGTCACCCTGTTCGTGGATTCGGTATTCGCCCTGCGTGGGATGCGGCTGATGTATATGAATATCTCAACACACCATACGAGCGCATATACAACGGCGGTACACCAATTGTAAATATGAAAGGTTTAGTTGATGCATCGGGCAATCTAAGTGTGAGTGCTGGAATTACTGTACCACGCTTTGGTGGCCGCTCAAACAGCATCAATAACAACAACGCTAACATCTTGGTTGATGTATATTTCCCAACCAATGCTCATCGTGTAGGTGATGATGGTCATGGTCGTGGATTGCGCTATCCAACGGCTTTCAATGAAGATGTACTTACCGCACTTGATGAGCCATATCATACAACAGGTGTCGTGCTATCACATCATACGGCTGAACCTGTATTGAACGATGGATATATCCGAGCAAGAAATGATGTATTACAGCCCGATGAAGTGCCTCGTGGTATTAGCGCACGCCTTAATATTGCTGAGAATGGATTGCTCAAGCCCGAAGCAGTTGTAAGTGACCGTGTTGAAACAGTTGTAGGAGATTCACCACACAAGGATGCAGTAAGTCGCAGTAGTCCTCGTATTGGTCTTGATACTGAAAACATAGAGGGTGTTGATGAAAACCTCATTGCAATTAACACAGAAGCGCACAGCCTACACACAGACAGAAATGTAGGACAGCGTGTAATTTTACAAGGCGGATATACAGCAGGTTCGCAAACACTTGGTAATTATGACCTCACCAGTTTGTCCTTTGCTGGACAACCTCAAGGTGGTGCAATGAAGTTATCCCATACTTCAAACTTCAATCCTCTTGGTGGTACATATCTTGCTGAAACTCGCAACTTTGTTTCACCATTAAATGATTATACATGGGGTGGTTTTGGAAGCGGTGTAATTACATCAAACCCATACGAAACAAATGTATTTGATGCATCAGCCCAACAAACTAACCTTACTGACAAGCGTATTACTTACATGATGCGACCAGTCCGTTTGTTGGACAAAAATCACATTGAGATTTTTAGGCCAAACAATGAACTTCATTCATCATCACCACAGTATGGTAGCAATTATTTCTCCGCTACTGGTGGTGGAAAATACGGTATGTACTTGTATGAAGTAAGCAATGGGCGTGCAGGTGATGGATATTATATTCGTAGCACCAATCCCGATACTAATCCACCATACGCCCCGTTGTATGTCATGGATATTTCAACCAGTGATAGCGCACCCGAAAGTACAGGGCCAAAAATTATCGGTACAGAAACAACTACATTTGATTCATCATTATTAGACAATGAAGTTACTCGTGTAGTTATGAGTGAAAATACACTTGAACATTACAGGTCGGATGCACCAAGAAGGCGTACTCATCAAGAAGGTGAAAACAAACAAGAGCGCATGGATTTCAATGTACAGCCCCGCTTTTCGCAATCTCTCCATCCAAAAGGCCATAAAGGAGATGTAACCTACAATTCAAATGACCATAGTGGTGATGCCTCGTGAATCCAATGAATGACGCATGGATGCTTCTCAAAGAAAGTAAGCGTGACCCACGCCTTGCTCGTGCTGGCGTAAGCGGTTTTAACAAGCCCAAGCGCACCCCCAACCATCCTAAAAAGTCACATGTAGTTGTGGCTAAAGAAGGAAATCAAGTCAAAACAATTAGATTTGGACAACAGGGTGTAAGCGGTTCACCAAAGAAGCAAGGTGAATCATCATCATACCGTAAGCGACGAGAATCTTTCAAGGCTCGCCACGCCAAAAATATCAATCGTGGTAAAATGAGTGCCGCATATTGGGCTGATAAAGTAAAGTGGTGAGGTCATGTGCCATTCGTGAGTCAAGCCCAAAGGCGTTTCATGTATGCGAAACACCCAAAGTTGGCTCGTGAATTTGAGGAAAAGACCCCAAAGGACAAAAAATTACCCATGAAAAAAGCATGGG